TGCGTCTGGTGATGGAGGCTCACAAACTCGGTCTGCAGTACAGCGCCGGTTATGGGATTTTCGAGGGGGACCGGCGGGTGGATGATGACACCGAGGCGGGCATCCTTCGGCAGATCGGGATCAGCGAATGGTATCTGGATCCGAGTAAGCGGATCTCATAAGGAGGACAGAATGGAAGAACAAACCGATAAAGAAAAAGGACTGTATGGGAAATACAAAATCGAACATGCGGATGGGCATCCGATGGACCCCCTCGGCAGGTATTTTGTGTTGCGCTATGACAAGGATGATTTTTGGGGTATGGTCTGCCGGCAAGCTCTCTGGTTTATCAGCCGCCAGATCGCCGGCGAGCTGCCTCACCTGGCCCGGGATTTACGATCATCCATTGCCGAAGTTGGGGCGCCATGGAATGTATATCGGAGCGGATCTGAGTTATTCGCGGCCATGGACGCCGAGGATCTTCAGGATGTGTACCTCGAGCTTTATAACCAGGAACTCCATGGTGAGGACATCTATGAAGATTATGAGCTGGTGGATCCGGACGAGAAAATATCCATCTATATTCCGAAGGATGAATTTTTCGAATATGAATGCAGACTACCGCTGAAAAATCAGATTGCTCCCTATAAAAACTTTGTCAAAGTGACTGCGCCGGCGCGCGAATGGTCCAGGGCAAATGGCCGTGGAATTATTGGGGTCATTGATTCCGACACCGGATTTTTCGAGATCTGGAAGGAAGATGAAGAATGAAAGCGATCACTCTTTATCAGCCATGGGCGACGCTGGTGGCCATGGGAAAAAAGCGGATTGAGACCAGGTCATGGTCCACCAACTATCGGGGGCCGCTGGCCATCCACGCGGGCAAAAACAGGATGTACATCACCGGGGCTCACTCGATCATCGGGCAAGAACCATTCAGATCGGCGCTGCTCGATGACCAATACGGTTATCCAACCTACCCGGATTTTTCGCTGGGGAGGGTTGTCGCCACCTGCGAGCTGGTCGGCTGCCTTTATATTCCGCCCGCTCGGGCCCGATATATATCATCCAGGAGTAATGAAATATATCGATTTGAGTGTTATATCAATGAACAGAAGGAACCGGGAAAAGATGACCTGGTTATCGATATTCCTCCCGGGGAACCGGAAAAATCGTTTGGAGATTACTCACCCAGTCGGTATGCGTGGATCCTCACAAACATCCGGGATATTTCAGGCCGGTGCATCCATGCCAGGGGTGGGTTGGGGATGTGGGATCTGCCGGCAGATATCGAAAAAGAGGTTTTGAAATGAAATCCCCGGCATATGTTAAAGCATATAACAAGATCAGGAGGGCCATGAGGCGGGCTCTCCGAAGATCAGGACCTCATGGCGGTTATCGGGCCGTTGCAAGCCAGTTTGGAGTATCGGCCGGGATGGCATACAAAATCATAACCGAAGGATATATGCCATCCGAAAAATCGGTGTGCGTTCCGCTGGGACTTCCTTATAAAGTGGCGGTGGAGGTGGACCCGATAACTGGGCGGGTGTATCTGCCGGCAGAAATCCAGGTGATCAAGGCGCGGATAAAAAGGCGCCGGTTGGAGGAGATGACGCCAGAGGAATTGCGCTGGCGGTTGGACCATCGAGAGGAGGTGAGGTGATGGAAAAGGAATTTGAGGATCAAATCATGATGTACTGCGATTTGACACCGGCGCATTTCGTGCTGGTTTGCCAGGCGGCGGAGGGAGGGCTGGGGAGGGATATGCATGGCTCGACCCGCAAGGCCCTGGCGGACCTGATCGGTGAGGATGGGAGGCTGACCACTCACGGCCAGGAAGTTTACAAGCGGGCGGACCGGTTACTTTCCGTTGGGCCGGAGCCGGCGGTGATCAGCGAAGAGGTGTTGGACCGGCTGGAGGCGAGATCCACGATGTCGCTGGCTAGCAAGGCTCGGAAGGCGACCGGGCAGTATTTCAACTCGGCAGATCTGAAGCTGATGATTATGCTGGCCAAACGGCCAGGAATGGGGATCAGGCACCTGAGGATTATTTTCGGGGGGATGGACAGCATGATGGAGCGTGGGATCATCACACAGGCAGAGTGGCGAGGGGATCCGGTTTATCTGACCGAGAGCAGCCGGCAGCTGCTGATCCACCTGGCTGGGGAGTAGAACGGCTATGCCGTGGGTGGGTGAGACGGCGGAGCAACTGAGGCAGGAGCAGGCCGGGGTGTGGTGGATGTGCCTACTCTGGCCGGTTGTGTGGGTGTATCTGAAGATATGGGAATGGAGGAACCATGATATTAGTCAGCGTTGAAAGATTGCTGCCCAACCCTGAGCAGCCAAGAAAAACATTTGACCAGGCCGAACTGCAGGAACTGGCGGACAGCATCAAACAGCACGGGGTCATCCAGCCTATCATCGCGGAAGTTGCCGGCAAGGGAAATTACATCATCCATGATGGCGAGAGGAGGCTGAGAGCATCCAAACTGGCAGGACTGAAGGAGGTGCCAGTGGATCCGGTGGACCCAACAGGCGGCATCGGGAAAGAAGAACGGCTGATGAGGGCGATGGTGGCCAACATCCAACGGGCAGATCTGAACCCCATCGATGAGGCGCATGCCTACCAGCGCCTCAAAAATGAGTTTGGACTGAGCGAGAACCAAATCGCTCTCAAGATGGGGACCAATTACGCCCGGGTAAACCGAAATCTGAAGCTGCTGAAGCTGGAGACATCCATCCAAAAATTGATTCTGGCGAAACGGATCTCCCCCGATCCGCGCCTGGTGGATGCCCTGATGGATATCCCGGTATCGGCCACTCGAGAAAAGATGGCCATCCGATTGGCCAACAGCAAGATGACCATCCCCCAGAGCGTGGATGCCATCCGCCGGGTGATTGAGGGGAGCAAGGCAAAGCCAATAGGCTCAAATACTGTGCCTGCTTTTGAGATTGCCACGCGAAGAGCCGGGAAAGTGAGCCGGCCGGCATGGGATGCGTTCGCGGCGGTCGGGAAACTTCCTCCCTGGGTGTTGTTCGAGATCTCGGTGAGAGATACCTGTAAAAAATGCAGCCTGGTAGATAACGCAACCGTGACTACATGCAAGGATTGCCCGGTTGTGGATTTAGTCATCCAGATGATCGGTAAGGGAGATACTCACGATGGATATTGATTTTTTGATTGATCTTGCCATTAGTGATGCCAACACCCAACCCGCTGACTGGAAGCGAGTAAATGGGATAAATGTCGTCCGGCCGGTGATCGTGCAAGAGGAACAGAAGCCCCGGCGAGTATCTTGGACTGATGAGGAGAAAAAATTCGTCAGGGAGAATTATCAATACCTGGGGACTGAAAAATGCGCCGAAATGATGGGAAGATCTCAAAATTCGATCCATATGTATGTGGTCAGACATGGCATTACATCCCCACGTCATGCCGAAGGGTATTTATCGGGCAACAAAATCGGGAAGATCCTCGGTCGGGACAGCCATTCGGTCACCTGCTGGATGGATCTGGGGATCATGCTATACAGTTACATGCCATATAGCGATACCAGGGTCATGAAGAGATGGGTAAAAGTAGAAGATTTTAAGCGGTGGTTGATCCAGCCAGAACACTGGGTTTACTTTAAAACAGAGCGGATGATCAACCCCTATTTTCGCCGGCTGGTGACCCTGGCCCAGGAACGATGGGGGGATGAGTGGCTGGATACCGTGACAGTATCAAAGATGTGGGGATGTGAGGTACGAAATGTGGTCAGTTATATCCAAAATCATCATATCCCCGCTATTCAGGCGGTAGGAAAGGAAAGACAACGCAACCCCAAATGGTCCTACTGGTACATCCGGAGAAGTGTGGCAGAACAGATCAAGTATCCCAAACAAGGAGTCACTGAAACCACCGAAAACTGGACAGAGGGCGCCAATGAGTTCCTGTTGCTGGCCAGGGATGTATGGCATAAGGGCTGGGCGGACATCGGCCGGCTGATGAAGAGCCCGGTCACAGGATATGCGATTTTCATGCACTATCAGAGGCTAAAAAAATTGAGGGGTGAGGAGCCGGTGAAGGGGATAGAGCGGTCCAAACGGAGAAGGAAGGGAGTGAGGATATGATATTCCTGTTCACTTGTCAATATAGAACGGATAAGCTATAATTCTGGTTGCAATATTTATTGGTAGTTGCCGGGGAAACCCGGCTTTTTTGTTCGGAGGTGGTGGGGATGGAAGAACGGAAGATCAAAAAATGCGAGGTGGGGTATTATGTGGAGGGTGCGAGCCCGATCCATGGGACCTCGCTGGTGTTTGTGGAGACGTTGGCGGAGGCTGAGGCTATCATGGCAGGCGGTCCGGCGCCAACGGAGGTGATCAGGGTGGGATACTCGTATCTGTGGGCATTTACAGGGATGGTCGTTCCCAGGGATACGCTGGTGACCGAGCAGGTGCGAATGAGGTACAACTCGGATGAGGAGTTCAAGCTGAAATTAAAGAATTCGGCGCCTTGAAGGTGGAAACTGGTCTATACTCTACAATGAAAGGATTAATGACCATGTATGATGATTTGATTGACACTATTCTGGATCTCATCCCTGACCATGACGGATGCACCGTTTTGACCTTTCCGACTGACGCCGATGAGGTTGATCCTTACATGAAAAAGAGGGATGGAAACAACAACACAATACCAAATGAAATTGTTAAAATGAAACCATTGGTTTTTATGTTCCATGGGCAGTCATTGAGGACGAAATTCGGATTCCTTACCTCGGAGAGACTTCTGGTTATTGGTAATATATATTCCGAAGACAATGATGAGCTCTTTATCCAATTTCCGACAGGATATTGACATGTACTTTAACCTGTCTTAAAATTAACTTTGCAGGCCGGATGTAGTTCTGGCCACCGGTGGAGCTGAGCGCCCACCACATCACGGGATTTTGATCCCACGATGTGGTGGGCGTTTCGCGTTTAACCCCATACCACCCGCAAAGCTCTTTCACCGCAGAGTTCGCAGAGGGCGCAGAGGGGATTAGAGAAAAAGGAGAACAGCATGTTTGGGATTAAGAAGTTTTTCAAAAGGGTTGTTATACCGGGGATGGTGTGCCTGGCGCTGTTGGCCATTCTGGTGTCGCCGGTGATGGCATCCACGGGGGTGGGGCAGACGGCGGTCCAACGGCCGGATACGCTGCAGGTAGTTCTGGACCTGGCACTGTCATTCGGCGGTCTGGTGGGGGTGGCCGGGGTTATCACCGTGCTGGTAAACCTGCTCAAACTGCTCGGTTGGGTAGCGGATGGGACATCGGATACCTGGATCGCGGTCCTCAACCTGGTGGCTTTTGTGATCCTGGCGGCGATCAAAGTATTTAATCCGCAGATCACAACGGCGATTTTAGATGAGCAAGCCGCACGGCTGGCGACCCTGGGAGTGTTTGCGCTGGGTTACCTGACACAGATCATCGGGAGCAAGCAGATCTATAAACTGATCCGCGGGCTGCCGATCATTGGCAAGACCTTCTCGGGGTAATCCATGGCCGACATCCCTGCACGCGTTGATGAGTTGGAGGGCCAGGTGGCTGTCCACCACCAGGTCCTCTTCGGCCCAAAGGACTGCCCGGACCAGGGGATTGTCAAGCAGTTTTCGGAGATCCGCGACCTGGTCAATAAACAAACAGTCTACAACCGGATCATGACGTTTTTGGCCAGTGCGGTGGCGCTGGCGGTGATCACATATGTGATGTCTCTTGTCCTCAAATAGGTGGTGAGTTATGGCGGTAAAAAAATTCAGCCAGCTCTCATTCGACAACATAATCGATGAGATTAAAGCAGCCGATGATGAGCTCGAGATTTCCTCCGGAAGCGCAAGGGAATCATTGGAAGGGATGGTAAATCTCTTCCTGGATGGCCCTCAAAAAGAATGTCTGGATGGGGAGGATCGGAGCTGGTTCAGACTATATCTGGATCTGGCGCGGAAAAAAATGCCGTGGAGATTGGCCGCCTATATCGCCTGGGCATCGGTTCCCAAGATCAAGCGCTGGCCGGCCACCCAGATCAAGCTGGCCAGGGATGTTCTGGGCCTGCGGTCAGATCGGGTATTGATCAGATGGCGGGAAGAGAACCCAGAGATTGACGCGATGATCGCGCAACTGCAGGATCGGGAATTTTTTGAGCATCGAGCGGAAGTGCTGAAAGCCCTGGCTGAAAGTGCGGGTAACCCCAATTACAAAAACCATCAGGATCGAAGGCTATATCTCGAGATGAGCGGTGATCATTCCACGAGGATCGAGGTTGATGACAAGCGCAGACGTGGCAAAAACGATGTAGCCGAAATGAGCGATGAAGAATTGCTCGAATATACCAAGAGTATCAACAAGGAATAGGGATGACAGCAACTCGAATATCCAAGGAAGAAGCAAATGCAGAGCTGGCGAAAAGAGAATTGGCCAGGAGGCATTTGCTTCCCTATTGCCTCCAGATGGCCAATTGGTACAGATCAGCTGCACATATCGAATTACTGGCGAATACCCTCGAGCAAGTGGAATTGTATGTACGGACCGAAGGCCGAGAAGGCATCGGAAGATTAATTGTGGAAGAGCCACCCAGATATAGCAAAAGTGAGACCATCAGCCGGCTTTTCCCCAGTTGGTTTTTAGGCAGAAACCCGGATAAGCGGTGGATCCAGGCATCTTATGGTGCGGATCTGGCGATGGATGACAGTCGAAAAGTTCGGGATTACATCAACAGCGAACGATATAAAAAAATATTTGGTGAAGATGCCATCACCATGAATGAAATGGCCGTCAGCATTTCGGAAGACAGCCGTAGCCAGGCGCATTGGGATCTCGCAGCGCCTTATCGAGGCGGAATGGTTGCTGCCGGCGTCGGTGGAGGTATCACCGGTTATGGCGCTCACATCCTCAATATTGATGACCCAATCAAATCAAGAAAAGATGCCGACAGTCCCACCTATCTGAAAATGCTGATTGACTGGTACAAGTCCACCGCTTATATGCGGTTGGAAAGAGGTGGAGCTGTAATCATCACCCACACCAGATGGTCGCAAGATGATCTGGCCGGGCAATTGATCAAACTGATGGCAAGTGATGATCCCTTGATCGATCAATTCCATGTTTTATTCCTGCCTGCCATTGCTCTGGATGAAAGCAATTATCCCCAAACCATTGAAGATCAAAAAAAGCAAATGTTGAATGGGGTCTGGCTGCCGATTGGCGGAGATATGCTGGGAAGAAAACCGGGAGAACCTTTATGGCCTTACCTTGCGGATGAAAAAGAATTATTGAAAAAGAAATCGAACGTGGGTGATGATGAATGGTGGCCAGTTTATCAACAGATGCCGCGGGCACTTTCGGGTGGATTTTTCATTGACAGCGATTTCATCAGGGTGGACGAGGCGCCGAAGGGTCTGAAGTGGTTCAGGTATATCGATCTGGCGCTAGGGCGAAACAGCAAGAGCGATTGGAACAGTTGTGTTGCAGTAGCACACGATGAAACCAGCGGATTGATTTACTTCAGAGATATGATCCGGGTGAGAGCCCTGGAAGAATTCCTGAAAGTAATCAAGGGCTGGATGTTAGATGCAGGGGAAAAAGGGACCACCTGGGCTGTGGAAGATGTAGCTTTCCAGACGGTTGTCTTCACGGATTTTATGAAGGACAAGGAACTTTTGAATGTTGTGATCGGCCAGGAAAAACCGGAAGGCGACAAGCTGACCCGGGCAAGGAGCTGGCAGATCAGAGCGCGTCAAGGGTTCCTGCGGGTAGTGAATGGCCCGTGGGTACAAGCCTTTATCGACGAGTGCAAGAATTTTTCAGCCAACGCGCGGCATGACGACCAGGTGGATACGGCCAGCGGCGGCTATAAAATGTGCGGCGAGAAGAAATTCAAAGCCGGGGAAGCGGTGGCGTAATGGGATTTCTTGACAGTGTATTGGGAAGGATTGGTTATATCTCCACCAAGGCAGTAGATACTCGCGTTGCCAGATGGCAGAGTGTTTATGCCGACGGCGAAAAATGGAGCATCACTGATTATGGCGAGGCTGCCCAGGAAATTGACCTTTATGAAAAGCTGTCATGGATTTCAACGGCGGTCAAATATGTAGCCCAACAATGCGCAATTGTTCCATTGCATATCAGCCGGAGAAGCGAGTCTGGATTGGATGAAGTAATTGGGCATGAACTGATCAGCCTTCTAAAGCATCCCAATCCACTGCAGAGCCGATTTGAAATTTTGGAAGGAACTTTCTCGTACCATTCCCTGTGCGGGGATGCGTACTGGTGGAAAAACATTGTTAACGGTCATCTGGAGGAGATCTGGCTGCTCCCCAGTGACCGAGTAAAGCCGGTTCCAGATGGCAATATGTTTTTAAAAGGTTACAAATTTTACGCCGGTCCGGGGGAACCCCTGGCGCTGGATGTGGATGAGGTTGTTCATTTTAAAAATTTCCATCCCAAAACCTTATTCGAGGGGATGTCTGACTTCAAACCAGCGCGGATGGATGCGCGGACTGACCTGGAAATGGCCAAATGGAACGCGAAAAATTTTGGGGAGAATAATGGGCGGCTACCTGGAGTGATGTCTTTCAAGGACTGGGTAGAAGACTCCGCCTGGGAGGATATTAAGAAGCGGACAGAGGACTCGGCCAAGAGGCGTTCCATCATGCTTTTGCGAGGAACAGGGGATGGTGTTCAGTGGCTGCAGAATACCTTGAGTCAGAAGGACATGGAATTCATCAACGGACGACAGTTCGCAAAAGAGGAGATTTACAACCTGGTGGCGCCAGGACTGGCATCCGTGTTAAGTGTGAATGCCACTGAGGCGAACAGCAAAAGCGGCAAGGCAACCATGATCGATTTTTCAGTCTGGCCGCGGCTGACCGCGATTGCGGAGAAGATCACCAATGATTTATTGCCGATGTATGGGGAGGGGTTGGAAGCCTGGTGGGATGACATCCGGGTGACGGACCGGGTGATTGGCCTGCAGGAACAGAGGGAGTACGCCAAGACCCACACAATCGATGAGACCAGGAAGAAATTCTATGGGGACGCGCCGCTTCCAGATGAACGGGGACAGAGACTGCCGGACGAGATCGGGACGACAGCGACCCAAGGGGGAAACGATCCGGCAGTCGGAGGCGCGCTGGACCAGAACCCAGGGCAACAACGGGCGCAGGTACAGGACATCGGCCAGGATGTGGGCGACGAACCCAGGCCCAACACTCCCAGTGGGAAATCCGCGGATCTGGCAGCCTGGCAGCGGGCGGCCATCAACCGGCTGAAAAAGGGCAAGAAGCTTGAATTCGAATTTGAGACGAATACCATTCCAGAAAATATGAAGGGGATGATCCAAAGATCTCTACCGAATTGCTCAAGCATGGATGAAATCAAAGCAGTATTCGAGCAGGCGGCCAAGTACGCGCTGATCCTCGAGGATAACCAGGTCATTGATGAGAGTATTGCAAAATATCTGGCCAGCCATATGTCCAGCACATATCGAGGATACCCATGAAAAAGGTCCTGCAGGGACACGTCATCCATCGCCAGGCAGCCGAAGAGCGGCTGGCAGCTGTCATCCAACGGCAATTCGGTGGGAGAGCTGACAAATTGATGGAGCTGCTGGGCGAAACCCCGGATCTCGGGAATATTCCGGAGAGTTTCTGGAGCGGGATTGGTGATGACCTGCGGGCGGCCATCGAGCCTGAGCTGGCCGCGATCGCGCGCGAGGCAGGCGGAAACCTGCAAAAGCAGGTGACCGGCGCCGCGGGGAAATCGGTAGCGAAGGTCGATTGGAAGCTGGCCAACCAGGCAGCCGGCAGCTGGTCCAAAAACTACACTTTTGACCTGGTGAAGGATCTGACTGCCAACAGCCGAAAAGCACTGCAGGGGGCGGTGGAAAACTACTTCGCCAACGGCCAAAGTTTGGATGACCTGGCCAAGGCGATTGAGGATCTGTTTGGACCATCAAGATCGGCGTTGATCGCCATCACCGAGACCACCCGGGCGGCCGCTGAAGGGGATCGCGCGATCGTGGCGGAAGTGGAAAAGGGCAGCTCACTCAGCATGAAGCCCATTTTCCATACTGAGCTGGATGAGACCGTTTGTGATGAATGCGCTCCGCATGACGGCGAGGTGATCAGCTCGGACAGCGGATTTCCGCCCTTACATCCAGGCTGCAGGTGTTATGAGACCTGGGAAATCGAGGGTCTGAATGGCGACTGAGATTAAAGGGATCGAGCAGCTGGTGAAGCGGCTGGAGGAATTGAGCCGGCTGGATTGCGTGAAGCCCGTGATGAAGGCCGCGGGGCTGTATATCAAGGGCAAGATCATGGTGGCGCCAGAGGTGAAACGGCTCACCCGGCAGGCGGTGTACGGAGAGACATTTGTCAGCGAGGCACAAAGGAAATTTTTCTTTGGGGCGCTGGCGGATGGCAGGATTGAGGTGCCCTATGTGCGCAACAGCAGCCCGGGCAGCGAGACCATCACCAAAAAATGGACATCCGTGGTCTCTCAGGACGGCCTGCAGGTCACAGTGGGCAACAACGTCAGCTACGGTCCACTTTTGCACGGCGCCGAAGGTGAGCAAAGCCTGTATGCCGAAAAGGTGGGCTGGAAACGAGCTGATCAGGTTATCGCAGAGGAGGAGTCGGCGGTCTACGGGATGATCGATACGGCACTCAGGAAGGAATGCTTACGATGAAAGAATTATCGCTTACAGACAAGCTGGATTTATTGCGAGCTGCCATCCAGCTATTACTCAGGCCCAACCTGATGATGACCGGTCCGGATGACCGTCCCTGGCCATACATGGAGGCAGTGTATGAAAGCACGCTGATTGTCCATTTGGGTGAGAAATACATCCAGTTTGACTGGGCCATCGATGAGGATGGGGTGGTCACATTAAGCAACCAGACCGAGGTGGTCCGCACCTACCGGCCGGTGACCAAGTGCCTGTGGTACAAGATCGGGGCACGGAACAACACCAGCGACAAGGCGCGGATCTCGAAGATCAAGGAACTGGCGAAGACCATCCTGGATATCGGGGAGGAGCTGGACCCGGGCGAGCTGGTGGATGCGGTGGCGGACGCGGCAGCCAAGGCGGCGGATCTACCCGAGGTGCTGGATGTGCTGGGCGGGGAGCGGATGACCATCAAGGCAGTGGGGAGTGATGACGGCGACTGGGAACTGGAAGTTCTGGCCGCTCCATACTACGGTCCGGATAACGGAAAAGACGTACACAAAGAATTCTTTTCACCGCGAACCAAGTTCTTCGAAAACAAAATCAAAACTCCGCTGGTGGTTTATTACCACGGTTTTTCTCCTGAGCGGCGCCCGATGGGTATACCGGAAATCATCGGCGATGTGGTGAAAACCTGGAAGACCGATGCCGGGCTGAAGATGCGGATCGTCCTGGATAAGGCCAATGACTACGCCAAACGGATTTGGAAGAGTGCGAAAGCCGGGAAGGCCTTCGCCAGCAGCGGATCCATCGCGCATCTGGCACGGGTGGCCAAGAGCACCGGCGAGATCTTGATCTGGCCGATTGCCGAGATCAGCCTGATGGACAACGATGAAGGGACCCGGCAGCCGGCGAACGCTTATGCGATCGCAAAGCCGGTATTGAAGGCTCATTTCGAGCAAATGATGGGAATAACTGACCCGGATGATCTGGAGGGTGAGGCAAAAGGCGGTAGCCCACAAAGTGCCACACCGATGATGGATGGGACAGATAACCAAAACAACTCTATCAAATCATCCCCAGAGGGGAAAGGACAAACGAAAATGACTCCAGAAGAGATCAAAAAACTCATTGAAGAGGCACTTGCCGCGCATGATACTGCCAAGGCTGCAGCCCTCAAAGCAGAACTGGCGGAAAAGGAAAAGATGGAAGCGGCCATCAAAGCAGCCACCGAGCCGCTTGAGAAAAAAATCGCTGAAATGCAGCGGTTACCTTTCGGCGGGGCACCGTATGTTGCCAAGAGTGCTGACCTATGGAAGTTCGATGGATACAGCCCGGCTGAACTGGCGCTGACCATCGATATCATGAAAGCTTCCAAGGAACCAACCTCTCCGCAGATCGTACGTGCCCTGGCAATCAAATGCACCCAGATGAAAGACACCGAAGAGGCGGCCTACGTCAAATCCGCCATGAAAGCCAGCGGTTTGGAACCGACTGAGGATGCAATCAAGGCATCCACCGACCCGGCAGGGACCGGTACCTCCAATGCCGGCGCAGATTGGATTGGCACCGCTTACGCGATGCAGATCTGGGAAAAAATCCGCGCGGCCCGCCAGATCATTCCACGCATCCCAACCGTGACCATTCCGGATGGTTATGCCAGCGAGAAATTCCCGCTGGAGGGGACTGATCCGAGCTGGTACAAGATCGCGGAAACCACATCCTCTGATGGGACCATGAAGATCCCACCCGCCCAGATCATCAATACTCAGATGGGGACGGGCGTGAAGGAAATCACAGTGGCCAAGATCGGCGCCCGAGCTATATACACCGGCGAGCTGGAAGAGGACAGCCTGATCAGGTATGTTTCCCAGCTTGAGACTCAACTGGAGCAAAGCGGCGGGGAAATGTTGGAAATGCTGGCCATCGATGGGGACAGTACCACCACCGGTTCTACCAATATCAATGATATCGGTAACAGCTCCACACAGACCGCCACCAACCTCTACCTGGCCATGGATGGCTTCCGCAAGCTGGCGCTGGTTACCAACACCGCCAACAGCCGGAGCGCCAGTGGTGGTTTGAGCATCGATGACTTCATCGAAACCTTGTGGCTGATGGGCACCGCCGGCATGGCCGTGGCGGATCCGACCAAGTGCGCTTTCATCATCGACCCCAACACCCTTAAAGCCGGCAGCAAGCTGCCGGAAGTGCTGACCAAGGATGTAAACAGTGTGGCCACCCTCGAAAATGGCTGGCTGAAAAAGATCTGGAATGTGGATGTGATCCCCAGCTGGTTCATGCACTACAGCAGCACCACCAATGCCCGCAAAGCCAACAGCAGCGGGAAGGTGGACCAGACCACCCAATCAAACAACGCCTATGGCGGCATCCTGGGCGTGCGCTTCGATCAGTGGAAACTGGCGTTCAAACGCCGCATGAAGATCGAAACCACCCGCATCGCCAACGCGGATGTGACCGAAATCGTGGCCACCCTGCGGGCAGGTCTGGGTTATCGAGACAACGAAGCTGCCGCGGAAACCTATTTCGTGGGCGTGTAACCGCACACAAATTGATTGAACAGGGCGGGTGAAAACCCGCCCTGCCAGAAAAGAGCATAAGGAGAGTATTCCATGCCAAAAATGTTAATTTCTCACGGTAAAGACAAAATCAACACCGTCAAATCGCAGATCTTCAATATCGACAATGGCGCGGGAACCACAATCGATGAGACTTTGCTACGCCGACCGCGGCGGGTGAAGATCTACGCCATCCGCATCGTTTATGACACCGAAACTGCGGGCACTGTAGCAGCCGCCAATGTGAAGCTGGGTACAACGGTGGGCGGGGCCGAAATTGCTGCAGCGACTGCCTACACCAACAGCTCCACTGTTGGATCTGTCACGGCTGTCACCATCGTACAGGCCAACATCCCGCCCAACACTCCGATCATCGCCCGCCATACCGGGATTGCCGCCACGGCAGCCGGACAGGCCCATGTTGAAGTGGATTACGCGGAGGATTAGCCATGAAGATCAAATTCTTAGTGGATTACCGCGGCCGCGAGACCGGGGAAAATTTCTTCCGCAAGGGAGAGGTGGCGGACCTGGATCCGGAAGGGGCGACCTTTCTGATCCAGGATGGCCGGGCGGTGGCAGATGAAGGTATTGCCAAAAAAATGGTTAAGGAAACTGCGCCCAAGCCAACCAAACCAACAACCCCAAAACCGGTTAATGAAACTTCATCGAAAACCACCAAGCCAAATGGTTCAAAGCCGGTCAAGGAAAATTCAACCAAACCCGTCATGGGGCAAGGCGAACTTCTGGCCGTCCACCCGGGCGGTGTAGGCGACCTCTAGGAAAATTCATCCCCCTCCCCAGTTCGGGGAGGGGAGGAGGAAATCGATGGGAACATACACACGATACAGTCAGCAGCAACCTCACAAAATCCTCAGCGGACAGAGCGAAAGCGATCCGATCATCTTTGCCGGGTTTGAGAAGGGACAACTGATCACCCCCGCCGCACTGGAAGCGACCACCAAAATCGCGTTCAAGGTTTCTCCGGATGGCGGCACCACATGGGGGGATCTGCGGAATGCGAGCAATACGCTGGTGGAGATCACGGTGGACCTGGGCGCCAGCCACGCCTATCCGCTGCCCACCGAGCTGGCGGGAGCCGAACGGTTCAAGATCTGGACCGAAGCCTCCGGCTCCGCTGTTTCCCAGAGCGCCGATCGCGCTTTCGCGGTAGTGATGAAGAGCTAACCACCATGAAGATCTGCGATTACACCACCGTCTCAGCCCTGCGCGAATACAGCGACATCAAGAGCACCTCGGATGACGCTTTCATCCTGAAGATGATCAAGGATGTGAGCGCGCAGATTGAAACTCTCAGCCGGCGGGAATTCCACCCACGGGTTCGGACACTGACCTTTGATGTGCCCGACGATGAAACCGAACTGGTAGTGGATGCCGATCTGCTCGAGGTGACCACCTTAACCAACGGGGATGGCACGGTCATCCCCAGCGCGTACTACCGGTTGTATCCGCTCAACCGGTATCCCAAGCACTCCATCCGCCTGGTGGGTGGGATGTACTCGTGGTACCCGAGCGTGACCAGCTACAGCGACGCGGCGATCAGCGTGGCGGGGATCTGGGGTTACAGCCGGATCTGGCCGGAGACGGTGGAAGATACCCTCGCCAGCCTGGCAGCCGGGATCAATGCCAGCGATACCAGCGCGACCTGCACGGCCGGCAAGGTGAAGGCGGGTGAGCTGCTGAAGATCGATGACGAATGGATGTACGCTTCGGCGGTTGTGAGCGGCACTCCTGATCAGTTGACCCTGATCAGGGGGGTGAATGGATCCATGGCGGCGAGCCATTTGAGCGGCGCCAGGATCTATCGCTGGAACCCGGGCGCGGACATCGAAGGCCTGGCCAAAAGAGGGGCACTGGCTCTGTACAAACTGCAGAGCAACCCGACCGCGGAAACCATCACCGTGGACGGGGTCACTTTCTCCACTCCCAAAGATGTGACGGTATATCTGCGCAAGACGCTGACTGAGCTGGGGCTGATGGCCAGGGGGATGGTATGAGCATCACCAACGTACTGGCACAACTGGAGGCCATCCTGGCGGGCGTGAACCCGGCTCCACAGCCGTCGCCCGCCCGGGTGGACGGCCCCAGCCCCTCCGCCGCGGAAGCGGATTTCCCGTTGATCAAATGCGTGCTGGCGGCGAACGCCGAAAATACGATCGTGCAGAGCGCCGATGTGGAGATGACCCACCGCTACAAGGTGCGGATCTACATCATGCTGTGCGGGATGGCCAAGGAGATGAGCGAGCGGTACGCCCTGGTGGAGCCGTGGCCGCGAGCGGTGGCCATCACCCTGTACGCGCATCTGACACTCAATGGATCCTGCCAGATCATCGGCGACCAGGAGAGCGGCGAGCTGTTCAGTTGGAAGATAGGGCCGATCCAGTGGGGCGGACCGGATGACCAATACTGGGGACCTGTCATAGATCTCTGGGTAAATGAAAAAGAAGGAGTAACGATCAATGCCTGAAGAACAGGAACAAGTCAAAAAGGAGCCGGTGGTGGTGTGGAAGTACACCCACCCCGAGAAGTTTTTATTGGGCATACCCGCACGGGATCTGACAGATCAGGATCTCGAGCAGATGGACGGCGACCTGGTTGCCGCGGTCCGCGCGAGCGGGCTGTATGAAGAGGTACCTCAGAAAGGGAGGAAATAATGGGCGAAACAGCCTTCCAAAAGGTTCAACTTGGCCTGGAGACTACGCCAGGCACCGCGGTGGCAGCCACCACCATCCTGCGTGAGAACAGCTGCACCCTCAAGGACAATGCGGAGGTGGTCTTCCCGGATGAGGATGTTTCCATTCTGCCGGGCACCGACCGGAGTTACATCCCCTACTACGAGGGGGCGATGGATGTGGGCGAGCAGATCCTGACTTTTGAACAGGGACCGTATCCGTGCGAAATGGGGATCAAAGCGGTCGGGACCGGGGCGGCGGATGGCGCAGGCAGCGGAAAGGTGTATGGATATCCGTGGCCGACCACGGCGGCGAACACCATCAAGACCGGTACCATCGAGGGCGGAGACAACGCCGGCGCGGAGCGGATGGAATATTGCTTTTTCGAGTCGCTGAAAATCAGCGGCGGGATCAAGAACGCGCTGAAATGGTCCGGGAAGATGATCGGTCGCCAGGTGCAGCCCAACGCGTTCACGGGCGCATTGAGCATCCCCACGGTGGAGGATGTGATGGTCAACACCGGGAAAGTCTATCTCAACGCGGCCGCGACCTACCCGGCGACCACACAGGTGAGCAACACGATTAAAGGGTTTGAGTTGAATATCAAGACCGGCTGGCGGGCGGATTACACCACCGATGGAAACCTGTACTTCAGCCGGATCGTGTTCGACAAGGACCTGTATGAGATCATGTTGAACGTGACCTTCGTGCACAACGCGACCGCGATCGCGCAGAAGGCCAACCGTCTCACCCAGGCGGCCCAGGCGATAAAACTGCTGTTCGAGGGAAGCGCCCTGACCACGGCGGGGACGACTTACAGTAAAAAGTCATTCATCGCCAACCTGCTGGGAAAGTGGGAGAGCTTCTCGGAAATCGGCAAGCAGGATGGGAACTCGATTGTGACAGGGACCATGCGCTGCCGATACAACGCCTCCGCCGCGGCGGTGGGCGGACTGATCTTTGTCAACCAACTGGCGACATTACCGTAGGAGGTGAGGGATGACTTTCACAGTTAATCCGGATCCCCGGATCAAGCATATGGTCGCGTTTTACAAGTTGATCGCAGAGATCAACAAAAAGGATTTAAACCATCTTGACCACACGATGGCCGTCGTAAAAGCGGGCATCGAGAGCGGGATGATCATCGGTGGTGCCATTGAGGAGGTAGCCGATCTGAAGACCGGAGAGGCCAAGAGACTGGCCAAGGAAGTGGTGGAGAAGTATGTGAAGGAATTGGAGTGGGTTGACGGCCCAAACTGATCCTGGCTGTGGCTGACTATACAGATGAACCCAACGAACATCCACAGCCAGAGATTTTATGGTTAGCGTTTACCTGCAGAAATTACAACGCGCTTCCCTGCGAGGGGGCAATTCTGGATCAACCGGAATGGTTGTTACGAGGCATGAACATGGCGGAACGAGTGCATAGAGCGACGTCGTTGTATAACCAGAGAACGCCAGGCCAGGAAGGGAAATTTTCCAAAATGTATCCGGATGAATTCAAAATCGTCAATCTGATTGATGAGATAAGAGCGAATAATGGCAAATCTGATTGAGATCATCATCAAGGCGACCGACCAGGCCAGTAAAACAGTCCAGGGGGTCGGAAAAGAAATGGGATCGATGGGGAAATTCACCAACGACGTGGTGAAGGACCTCACCGGTTTCAACGTTACCACGCTGACAGTTGCTGGAGCGGTGGCCTTTCTGGGGAAACAGGTCATCGATGCGACCAAGCAAACCCAGGATTACAACCTCTCGATTATCGATCTCGCAAGGGATATGGGCACCACCACCGCTGAGGCAAGCGAACTTTTCCAGGTCTCGGATGATTTGCGATTGAGCACATCCACCCTGACCACGGCATTCAAGACCATGACTGATAACGGCCTGCAGCCCAACATCGATACCCTGGCAAAACTGGCCGATCAATATGTGGCCATCCAGGACCCGGTACAACGAGCGCAATTCGCCGCGGATGAATTTGGCAAGCGAGCCGGCCCGGAGATGAAGAAACTGCTCGAGCAGGGGGGCAGCGGGATCAAATCGATGGTGGACAGTGTTGGCAAGGGCTTGATCGTTACCAACAAGGCAGCCAAGGCTTCGGAGGATTACTACAAAGCAGTGGATGCCCTGAATGACAAATGGACCGAATACAAAATGATCGTCGGAAATCAAGTCATACCGGTGATCACGGATATGATCGATGGCGAGGGGGAAGGAACCAAGGGGCTGCAGGAACAGGCGGGGGCAATTGAGAACTTGATTGAAAAAACCAGAGGATACCCACAGGCTCAAAAGGACCTGGAGAACCAACTTCACCAGCTGCATGAAGCGATCAAGGATACTAATGATGGAATGATTGATTATTCCAAATCAGAATTGGATGCCGCCAATGCCGCCAATCAAATGCAATCCAGCCTGGAAACGATGAAGGCGGTGATGGCGGGATCCTACGGAGATATGCAAACCAAGTACTCAGAAGCACAGCAAACCCTGAATGATAAAGCCCAGGAATACCTGGACAAAATCAAGGAACTGGAGAAGAAACCGTATCTATCGGACGACCAAAAAAAGGATCTTGATGAAGCCAAAAAGGGATGGCAGGATACCGCCGCCGAAATCAAAAATAATGCGGATGAGCATGACAAGGAAACCAAGAAATTCGTGGTGGATATGCTGATCAAACGCCTTTCCCTGGATGGGTTTTCGGCCAAGGACAGCGAGTTCATCGGAAGACTGATGGAAGATTGGGGTTTGGTGGACAAACAAACCGCCGACCTGATCAAATCAGCCGATGCATACAACACGAAGCTGAATGATGGGACTACCAACGCGTCCAACCTTGCTGATCAGATCGCTGGAATTCCTACGGAAAAGACAGTCACTGTAACTACTGTCCATAAGGTTGTTAATAGTGGTGGTTATGTTCCTGGTAATAACGGAGGGAACCCGATTTGGTTTGCAAAAGGTGGAGACTATGATGCCGGAAGGCCAAGAATTGTGGGGGAGAACGGTCCAGAATTGGACGTTCCAGATCACTCCGGTAGGATCATCCCCAATGACAAGCTGGGTGGTTTGGGAGCAAATATCACCATCCATCTGCACGTGAATAGCCTGGTTAACTCGTTGGATCAGCGGGGGGCGGTGAACGCGCTGAAGCCGGTGCTGATGCAGGCACTGCGGGAGATCAACCGCTGATGGCCACCCTGGGGACTTTCAAGCTGGGAACGGGCATCCACCTGGGGGTGGAGGAACTGTACCCCTACCCGCGGATGTTCTGGCGGTTCGTGATCGACTGGGATGGGAGCGGGCGTTACAGCGGGATCGAAACCCCATTTGTGCGGGGGTACACACGCAGCGGGGGGCGAGCCAACCTGGTCTCGCAGGATGGCAACGGGCTGGAAGCGCTGCAGACCACGCGGATCGATCTGACCGTCGATAACCACGACGGGCGGTACACGGCTGACAACCCATCCAGCCCGTACTACCCGTATCTGCTGCCGGGGGCGCGGGCGAAGATCAGGGCCAAGGATGCCTCGACGGGCACCTGGTACGATCGCTGGGTGGGAAGCGTCAACGACATCCAGCCGGCCGGGTCCGACACGGTGACCATCAGCCTGATCGGGGATGAGGCGCTGCTTTCAGAGCCGGTATCGATCCCCCTGCAAACCAATATCCGCGTATCCGACGCCATCATCCTGATCCTGCAGGCAGCGGGGATCACGACCTACGCGATCGATTCGACCCTGGATACCCTACCATATTGGCATGTGACCGGGCAGACGGCCTTTACGGCCCTCCGCGAGCTGGCGGATGCCTATTTCGGGCGGTTTTTCTTCGATCGATCAGGGATAGCGACCTTTTACAAGAGGGACCGGATCTCGCTGGCGGCGCTCACCCTGGACCAGAGCCAACTGGGATCCAAACCACTGACCAAACAACCGTGGGAGACGGTTAAAAACTCGATCACGGTCAAGGTCAATCCACTGGTGCTGCAGGCGCTGGGAGTGATCTGGACGATGGCGGAAAGGCCGGCTCTCAACCCGGGCGCCAGCCTGACCACCTGGGCTACCTTCGGATACAACGGGCAGACCTGCGCGGCGACCAACATAGTGGCGCCGGTGGTGACCACCGACTACACAATGAATACCAAATCGGATGGAACAGGAACCGACCTGAGCAGCCAGTTCACAGTGACACTCTCGCCGGTATATGCCGGCAAGGGGTTGGTGACCATCACCAACAATTCGGCATCAGTGGGCATTGTCACGATGTGCAAGGTGAGAGGACAAGCCATCACCAAAGGGGATGTGTCAGAGCAAACGGCATCCACGGCGGTATCCATCGCGCGGTATGGAACCAGATCCATGACATTGGACAGTCCCTGGATCCAGGGGATTTACCAGGCGATGGCACTGGCAGAGCACATCAATCTGTTGCTGCAGGGGGCCAGCAAGATCCCGATCATCCAAATCGAAACCAGGCCGGATCTGCAGTTCCAGATCGACCAATTCATGAGGATCGATCTTTCGATTGCCGCGCTGGGGATCAGCGGCAGCTATGTGGTGGGTGAGCTGAAGGAAGAATTTTTATATCCCAACGGGCAGGGATTGCTGACCACCCTGACACTCGAGCCGGTGATCGACATCTCGGGGGATGGCTGGTTCACCCTGCCGGCGCGGATCGGCATCGACACGAAAGTATTGTAGGAGGAAAAATGGCAGACAGAATTTTGACGGCCAGAGACTACGCGATCGCGGAAGGCTGCTCGGGAGTGCTCGAGCGTATCCGCAAATGGGCGACGGTGCGCGGCCTGGCGGTGGTGGGGAACCAGGCGGAAGGCGCGGCGGTGACCGCGCAGATCAACCGGGGAAGGTGGATCGCGCGCTGCCCGGATTGCGGCAACGCTGAGGCGGTGGACCCGGATGAACCCGTATTTTATTGTTTGAACTGTGGGAACATCACCAACGGCAGGAAATACCGGCCGGTGGACTTCCCCGGCGAGCGGGCGGACATCGAAGAGGTGATGCTGAGCCGCGAAGTGCTCGAGCTGCCAGGCGCCAACCCGATTGAGGTGGCCATGAAAGCCATCCCCCTGGCTGAAGAGCGGAGCTGGACAGCAGACAAGGACATCAGCGGAGAGTTGGAGGCAATCCGCCTGGCCAAACAGCCGGAACAGGAAGATCCTGAGCCAGTTAAGGAAGATCCGGCGCCGGTGGATGAGGCTCAGGCGGATGTAAAACCGAGCGAGGAGGAACCCCATGGCCGGTCCATATAGTGCGGTGCCCATCCTCGTGACCGGGGACAGCATCTCAGCTCTGTTTGGCAACACGTACTGGGGCCAGAATTTTGACGCGGTTTTTGGCGGGTTGATCCCTGGCCAAATGGTGAGGCTCAACTCGAGCGGGAATGCCTTTGAGGCGGCCGGGAAATGCCCTGAAATTCCTTATGTCGGTTTATATCATTACAGATCAACCACGCTCGCCACCGGGGCCAATGCCAACCTGGCGATCACCACTGAGTATGATCCATATAACATGCACTCAGGGGGAACCATCACCATTCCCGCAGGTTTAGGCGGTAGGTATCGGGCTATATATGAAATCAATGCGAATTGTCCATCAACACCAACCTCAGGCAGAATAGAAGTAACCTGGAGTGGATTAGCCTTTCCAACCCTTTTTATGTGGTATAGCGAATTCTGGGGGGTTGTTGGGAATAGTTATAGCGGAATGTGCTTTACGGGGATAAAAGCAGATGGTTCCACCATTGTACCTGTATGCAATATTTACAATGGTTTAAACCAATCCATACAAGATTGCACTCTCAATCTGATTATTGAACGTCTGGGATCGGCATAGGAGATAAGGATGGGCCTTAATCAGATCCTACAAAAATTGATCAAAAGCCAGCAGGCCAGGGGATGGTATGACCCGATCAGCGGGGCGATGCACTACACGGATGACTGGTCCAGGCTGCACGAGCTGGGGCACCAACTGGATCACCGGCTGGGGAATATCAGCCAGGGGAAGGAATTCCAGCGGGCGGTGGAGATCTACAACCAGGTGCAGTGGCAACTGCCGGCAGATCTGCGGGATGCCAATGCCTGGCGGATCGGGCATTTCCCAGGGATCAACGCTCCCAGGGATCCGGTGAGCCAGATTTATTCTGACGCGTTCTGGGCGGGGGGCTGGGGTGGGTATCGGGAGCTGTATGCAGAGATCTGGGCGATGGCCGGGGGCGAAATCCACCAGGTGCCAGCGAGCCTGCAGGTTTATTTTCGAGAGGATGGTGACAAATGACGGCGGTTTTTCCGGGTGGGATACAAACCTTTTTACCTGCGTTGGTGGATGGTCTGGCGGGGGATACTTGCGCGGCAGTACTATTCAGCAGAGCTTATGAAGAGATCACGGCCATGGAGACCCTGCTGGCCAGAACAGAGCTTGTGGCCTATTTCAGCCGCACCTATTCCATGGCTGCCAATCTCTCCCTGGTGGATGGGGATAGTCCGCTGCAATGGCTGGACCCGAATGGATCCGCGAGGGATGTCACATTGCCGGCGAATGCCACATCCAACCATGTATTCGTGATCATCAATACGGCGGATGCCGCCGAAACGATTACGGTCAAAAATGCAGCGGCAACAACGATAGGCACGGTTGCGCAGGGGGAAACCAAAATCTTTGTTCCATCCGGATCCGCGTGGGCGATGGTTTCGGGTGGGGGTGGTGGGACAAATCCAACATCAGCGAACATATTGATAAATGGCGGGTTCGATATATGGCAGCGCGGTGGAACTGGAAGCGCGGTGACCATGACCGATGATATTTACAACGCCCCTGACCGATGGAATTCTCTTATCCAGGGATCCAACCCAACTATTCAGCGCTCAACCGGTCTGACCAACTCGCCCTATTCGTGTAAGTTGACCGCCGGCGGTACGAGCTACCGGCACGGCATTGAACAGATTGTTGAGAGTGCAAACAGCATCCAGGCAAGGGGTAAATCAATCATCGCTCAATGCCTGGTGAAACCGGTGAAAAATGCCGGCTCTGGAACAATTGACATGCGGATTGCCATCCTGGAATGGACAGGGACCGCCGACGCGGTCACCAGCGATATCATCAACGACTGGACGTCAGGTACCTACACAACCGGGAACTTCTTTAATACAACATCCCTAACCCTCATTGGGACTGCTCAGATATCTGCTGCCCATAACACAATCACGCAATTGAGTGTTACTGGAACGGTATCGCAATCATGCAACAACCTGATCATCTTGATCTGGACAGAGGATGTTCCGGCGCACGCAAGTGATTATGTGCTTATTTCAGAGGCTGGATTATATATCGCGTCCACTGTTCAGGCGTGGTTACCAAAGCCAACAGGTCAAGAGTTGGAGTTATGTCAGCGATATTGTTGGAAAGATATTCTAGCTGTCGCGTACGCCTCTCTGACCTGGGCTTATGTTCAGGCAACCGGTACTAATTTTTATGGGTATCTTAGCCTACCGACACCTATGAGGAATTACGCCACCGCCACCTTTAGCTGTTCGGCGGCCGCGAATTTTTATCTTGGGGGCGGTCTTGCGCAGGTTGCCATACTACTGGGAACCCTTTCGGAACACACCTCTGGAAGCATATTGAAACTTTATGGTACCGCCGCGGCATCAACCGCATCGACCTTCAGGGATATCGGAGTGGGGAATACTACAACCGATTGGATCATGGTCGAAAGCGAATTGTAATCTCACAAATCTGTCCATTCGAAATAGGAGGATTAAACATGAGCGACTTAAAACAAACCATCGGAAAAAATATTTATATCTGGAGCATCCCCGAGATCTACGGCGGGGATATCGGGAAAATTGTGGCCGCTCTGCAGGCGGGGAAATTCCAATCTGCGGTCCTGCACTCGACCCGGTCCACGAACTGGGAAGAAACTCAACGAATCAACCTGGTCAAAGCCCTGCAGACGGTGGGGATCCACGTGTTTGGGGGATGCGCCGTCTATGGATTGACACCTTCAGCAGAGGGCGCCAGGGTGGCCGGGTTCTGCAAGAAATTCTCGTTGACCGGGTGGGTGTTTGATGCAGAAGTGGCGGTGGATAATGCCAAATCTCCCGATTCGTTCGCATCTGCCCTGGTGAAAGCTTTCCACGGCGCGGCGCCGGCAGGCTGCCTGGCGGGGTGGTGCTGGTGGGCATGCTACCAATCATCCACGGGCGGTACCTGGCATCCCAAATCCATCCTATGGGCTGCGACATCCAAAGGTTATGGCGCCGCGGATTTTGGCATGCCGATGGTCTATTGGGGCACAGAACACGTGGTGGATGATGTGGCCAGTGCGATCTCGAATCTCAATTCGTCCATCGAACAGTGGCGTAAAGTCACAGATATCCCGATCGTGCCGATCGGGCGGGCATATATCGGTGATGGCGGTGTGCCCTCGAGGGCGGCGATGATCGCATTTGAGCAACGCGCACGTGAGCTGGGGATGGTGGGTGTGAGCTGGTGGTCCATGCAGCATGCCCTTGATACCCAGCATATTCCCTTCGCCTGGGCGACCCTGGCGGAGATGCCGCCCTGGGGAGAGTCTGGATCCACCCGGGCAGCGGATCCGCAGCCGGCAGAGACTGATCCAACTGCAGGGGTACATAAACACTGGGAAGAGCTGGATCAACCCGGTCAGATTGAACGGCTGAAAACGCTGGCGGTCGCCGCTGGCTGGAATGTGGATTGAAGGGAGGTGATGGATTTGATTGCGCAGACATAACATAAAAGATGGGAACCGATAAAACCGCTTACGATAAAAAGCCCCTGAGAGATCAGGGACTTTTTTGTTTGTAAGTGTATTTTTTCCGATCATTTTTGTAGGTGAATGTGAAATTTAGAGTTGGCCAATGAACCCCCGCAGGGGCACACTGCTCAGCTCTAAATATTGAGATTGGATTTATATAGTAGATTGTGATTTCAACCTGATTTTCGGTACGGTTGACAATGATTTTAGTGATGATTCCTCGCAGGAAACGGCGCTTTTCGGCCGTTTCTTTTGTTTTAATCGCCTGGCGCAGGTAGGTTGAGATGTTGTTCAGCTCCTCGCGGTTGGGTTTGGGCGGTTGGGAGTTGAGGGCAGCATCGAGGATGCGGGCCTGTTCCTCGAGGCGTGTGTTTTCCTCTTCCAGCCCGGCAACCTCGCGGCCAAGGGCGGCGTTGGGTCCGGTCAGTTTGATGGTGTGGATGAGGTGGGTGATGGAGGTTTTATTCCGGCTGAGCACCCGGCGGATCTGGCCGCGTTCCTGGACCAGTTTTGACTTATGGCTGGCGTAATCATCATAGTAGGCGGAGGTGATCTGGATCAGGTTGTAGGGGGAGAGGATCTTCTCGAGGATGAATTCTTCGATTTTCTCCTCGAGTTCTTCAGCCGGGATCTGGCGGGTGTGTTCAACCTCGCTTTTTTTGTAGCTGGCACAGCGGTAATAGGTGCGGACGTACCCGCGAGAGAATTTGATTTTGTGGCTGTTGAGATGGGCGCCACACGGGCAAAAGGCCAACCCTGAGAGCAGGTAGGGGGAGTTGGTGCGGGAGGAGTGATCGGGGTTGCCGATTTTGGGGGAGCTGATCATCTTATTGCGATGGTTGTATTCCTGGACCTTGTTCCAGGTGTCGAGATCCACCAGGGCGGGGGCGTAATCGGGCACGATCTCATCCCCAAAAGTCATTTCTCCCAGGTAAATGCGATTGCTGAAAAAGGTGGCGTAGGAGCCCTGGGAGCTATAGAGGTGGGTACGTTCGTGGATCTCGCGGTAGGAATAGCCGGCGGCACGCATCTGCCAGGCCAGGCGGCAGGTCTCCCACAGATCCGGGTCGGGGACCCAGCGGGCGATGGTGTGTTTTTCGCCCGAGCGGTGATTGGGGAGGGTGATGATTTCGCGCTTGAAGCCGCGGGGCGGCAGCCCGCCCAGGGCACCGTATTCCCTGAAGATGGAATATAAGCCGCGCTTCACATCCTTCTGGAGGGTGAGGATGAAACGGGCGTGGTTGTAATCGTAGACGGCTTCGAGCAGGCGCTGATCGGGTTTTTCAAGTCCGGATGGGATGGGATCGGAGAGGGAGTGGATCTCGTAGCCCTGGATGCGGAGCATGGCTTTGTAGTAGGAGCTGTCATCCATTTCGCGGGCAAAGCGGGAGAATGACCACAAAATGATGCCAATTTCGAGGCGCTGTGGGCCGTTCTGTTGAAAATAAGTGATCATTTCATCGAAACTTTCACGGCCAACGGTGGTGGTACCGGTTTTGGCGATATCGACAAACACGCGCGAGATGATCAGGCCGTTTTCAGCGGCGAAGCGGGTGAGCTCGGCCTGTTGCTGGGATACAGAAAGATCCTGGCCGCCGCCGCCGCTATCGCGGAGGTAGGCGGCGACCAGAGAACCAGGGGGGAATGGATTGCGAGATTGCATAATCAATCAATTCTTACAATTAGGCATACACCGCTGAACGTTGGAAATCTCTGAAATTGTCAGATCGTGGAAATCCCTGGCGTCTTTCAATTGTTTGGTAACCTCGGCATCGGGAGCTTCTGTCGAGAACGCCAGGTAGGCATTAATATCTTTTTCCATATAGGTCAGGAAGTAATCAGTGGCTGTGGCAGTGCATTTGGGGCCGGAGGCTTGTTGGAATTGCTGTTTTACTTCCTGCATTTTCATGATGGGAGTAGTCAGGTTGATACGGCTGGTGGATCTGGCGATAGTATCCAGGTCGTTGAAATTATTCATAAACTGATTAAGAATTGAGAAATAAACCGCCACTTCCTGGGGGTTGCATCCTTCAGGGGTAGGCGTGCTTCCGGAAGCAATTTTGATGATGAAACTATTTTGTGGTTGGATCACGTCTCTCATGAGAAAGCCAGAACCAAAGACCATAAGAGCAATTAGAATGATAACAACGATTTGTGTGATTTTTTTCATTTCTTCACCCCTATTCAATGATTGACTGTAAGTAGTTACAGTTGACTAATAGAACATCCGTGCTATACTTTTTTTATAAATGGAGGGTTACATATGATCATTGTGGTTACAAAGACTTCAAATCATTTTACTTTTGCGGCGCGCAATGAATGCGATGCAAATACTTCAGAGGCTATTTTGAAGGCTTCGTCCTCATTACTCACATTTTTTGATTTGAGTAAAGAATTGATTTCTCCAATTGCTTGCATAAACATGGACTGTGTTTCAGGGGGAAGTGAATCAAATGTTATGACTTCCCCTGGCAAATCAAACCCAGAAATAGGTAAAAGCGAATAATCACCTAATTTTTTCGCTATTTTCATACACACTTCAAAGGAAGGAATTCTCCGACCATTCATATAATGACCCAGAGAAGCGTCTGGGATTTCTATAAAATTGGCGAATTCCTCAATTGTTGCCCTTTTCTTTGGTTGTTGGCTCTGATACCAAAGAAATTTTTCGTTAAACCATAACATGACTTTTTCGCGTTTATCTTCCATATTCCTATTCTAGCTAACATTTGATACTTTATGCTACCACTTGACACTATTTCCTCGCGGAGTATAATACTCGTATGCGAGTAAAAAATTACGCTAGCGGAGAGTGGTCATGAAAGAGACTATAGAAAAAATTTCAATTTCCCTTTCTTTGAGTGAGCTTTCAATCCTGAAAGCATATGAAGAGAAGTATCGAATTTCTAGATCAGCTTCCGTTAGGCAAATCATCACCCAATGGAATGAGGACCATAGATTTTCTTCCGAACCTCATACCTCACCACAACCAAATCAAACAGCAATTTCAGAATAGCACACTCTTTCTAGAGTGGCTGAATAATTTTTTATTTCCTTCTGGAGGGCAGAATGGACAGAAAGCGTACCGTACTCGGTTATTCCGAAATCCCCACCAATTTGAAGCAATATGGGGACAGTTTTTGCAAACAACTGGCCGAGCAGCTCATCCCGGGCAAGGCCATTGTGGTGCAATATGATGACTTCGGCGAGCTGAAAAAGGACCAGCGCAACATCATGAACAATGCCAACCGGCGCTTCGGAGCGGGCAGAGCCAGGACGGCGACAGATATCCCCACCCTGAAATTGTATATCTGGCTCAAGCCGGGGGAAGATGCCATGCTCACCTTCGCCAAATCGCTGCCGATCGCGGGAACCTTCATCCAGACCGGACCAGAGCGAGCGGAGGTGGCCCATGAGTGATCAGCAGCCGATTATGATCAGCAAATATATCATAGGCAGGGAAGGAAAAACTGAAACATTCGCCTGCCAGGTGAGCCATGATCCTGATTTTTCACAGGATCCCGAATTCGACAAAATGGCGCAAGCCCGGTGCCTTGTAACCGGATGCGAGATGAGCGCCGAAATGGGGGCGGATGATCCATCCTCCCCCCCACGTTGGATCAATGATTTCGCAGCCTGGCTGCGCTCGATGGTCAAGCCTGGCAAGACCCTCGAGGATAACTCCATCCACAGTTATGCCTTTGATCTGGGTATTTATTCCCGCTGGTATCGGGAAATTTATGGATCTCCCTTCCATCCATCCGACTGCAACCGGGTGGATTTTCGTTCCTTTCAGCGTGAATGCGAAAAGCAGCACATCCGCCCGGCCACCTGGAACCGGCGGATGGTGGCTCTGCGCAAGCTTTCCCAATGGGCGCTCAGTCTGGGCTTGATCCAGGAAGACGCGGCCAGGGACCTCACCCGCATGGACCAGGTGGATCTGGCGCCGCGCTGGCTGTTGGAAAAGGACCGACGGCTGTTCGTGCGCCAGTTGGAGGCCGATCTCAACACGGCGCGGACTGACCTGCAGCGACAGCAGGCCATCCGCGACCGGGCGATCTGCCAGTTGATGCTGACAGCCGGCCTGAGGGAGAGCGAAGTGACCCACCTGCAGATCGGCGACATCACCCTCAACCCGAGATCCGGCAGGGTGCTGGTATATGACAGCAAGCGGCATCTGACAGGGGATGTGCCGCTCGCGCCCCAACTGCGGGCAGCTCTCAAGGCCTGGGTGGAAATCATCCCCGGGAAGGAGGTTCAACAACACCTCTTCCCCGGTGATGATGAAGGGAATTTGAGCCGGAGAACGGTTCAGCGTGTGGTGGCCGAAGTATCCCGGCGGGCGCAGCTTGATGCGCCGGTCACTCCCCATCGATTAAGGCACACCTTCATCCACCTGGTGGAAAGAAAATTTGGTCTGGTGTTCGCCAACAAGCTGGCACGGCATAAGCGATTAACCACCACCCTGCGATATTGCACGCCATCGATGGATGAGATGCAATCGGTGGTGGATGATATTGAGCTGTAACTTAACAAATTTTGGCAGTTCCTGATTATGCAGTCATCTATCATTTCAATCCCCGGATCTACCGGCCGGGAGATAAAAGGAGAACAAATGAACGAAAATTCAATAATGACCAAGGAAACACCAGGGCAGCTCACCCTGGACGAATTAATCAAGCATGGACGTTTACGGATGCTGAAGGAAAAAACGGATCGTGAAGCGCGGGAGGCAGAGGAGATACGCAAACGAGAGAAGGCGCTGGCATCCATCGATATTGAAATGCAAAAGGCTATTCCGCCAGTTCTATTGCCGCTGTTAAAGCCATATAACGGAAGATCAAACCTTTCCGCGGATATGAAAGAAAAACGCTGCGTGAAATATTCAGAGGTGGCTTCCATTTATGTTCATCTCATTTTCTTCAACGGAAAGCAATGGGAATTGGATACCGATCCTCATTATGAAGTCGTTGAAAAATATCCCAATGATGATAAAAAGATGACCCAATATATCGGGTCCGATCTGGCAATGGCACTGGCCATCGCTGCCAACATTACCAGCGATTGGGAACAAGAGCTGAAGGTCCAAAAGCCCGAGCCGGTTTATGAACCTGTGGATGGATCAAGCATTGACCCGGCGGTAGAAGATGTATTTCCAAATTCGCCATTCACGGCTGCCCAGGACAAATACCTCCGCAAGGTCATTCTTGGCATGTGCAACCAGTTTTTTGGCGGGTAGGCAGATCCATGGCCAAACGGGAGCGGAAAACCATCATCACCGGGGTTGAGCTGGCGCTCGATCCCGAGATGATATTCCGCGCCCGCCAATCAAAAGAAATGTTGATGGAGATGATGGATGGATATTCTCGCATGCTGCACGATCGTAGTCTTACTGCTACTGGTGATCCACTGGATCCCGTGGCGGTTAATTCTCAAACGTCCACTACCCAGAATGATCGAGAACTGGCTCAATATGCTGGGGATTATGGCGCCGGTGACAGTCACCATATCCCTGAGCAAGGGAGACAAGGCGGAGCCGATGGTAATCCTATGGGCGGCCACCCTGAGCGGCGGCCTGGCAATTATGGTGGCTTACTGGGTGGATGATTGGGCCGAAAAGCGCGCCCGGGCGGTGGAAGCGGAGGCGCGCGAAGCGGATCAAAAACAATTGCTTGATCAACTGGTGGAGGATCGTAGATGAAAATCGTAGGATATTACCCTCTCTGGGTGGTGATTGCGAATTGGTTCCTGCAGTGCAGGGCGATCAGGCGGGAAGCTAACTTCCCGGCGCGGGAAGGTTTTTTGCTTTTGTTTTTGCGGAGAGAGCTGCCCATCCCCCAGGGACGGGTGGAAACAAAGGTGGCGGCGTGGATCCACGAATGGATCGATCGCCAGCAGAACCGGCGGATCGAGCGGATGAAAAGCGGGCTGTCTGTTCTGGATGAGCTGATCATGATCGATCAGATGGAACGGCGCCCGGTCCGCACGCCCTGGGATGCTGATGACAGCCCGGCTGTGCACGCGTTCATCCGGATGATCCAGGGAGGCTGATATGCCGGCAGATTCGCAATTGATCGCCAGGTTGATCCAATGGAACAAGTTGCATCCGATCGGGGTGGAAATTCGGTTCAAGGAAGGGGATGAGACGCTGACCTCGTGGACGCGGTCCGAAGCCTGGATCGCCCCCAACGGCAGGGCGGTCATCCTCGTGATTGGGCGGAATGGATACATCCCCTTCGATGATCTGGTCGATGAGGACCTCGCAGATTGATCCAGGAGGATAAACGATGGGAACAAATGCGGAAATTCGGGCGAATCCCCCAACAGAAGCCATTCTACAGCGTGAGACTTTGCCAAAAAGGTTGGATCCACAGGTGGGAGATGTCTTCCAGCAGGGAGCCAGACTGCAGGCGGTCGCGGTGAAGCACGGACAGATCCTCATCAAGCCCGAGGGTGTGACCGTGATCAATCGCCGGCAGCCAGGCGGACGGTGCAGGAAATACTAACGGCCGGCGGATGCCGGATGATTACCCGGGCAGGGAGAAGGCCCTGCCCGGATTATACGAGGATGTTATGGCCAAATTACACAAGGATGCAGAACAACACAGAGCGATGATTGAGGATGCCATGTCTCGTATGGGGATGGTTCCCATCAGGCAGCAGGAGTTGGATCTTAGGATCGGGCAGGCCATCCAGCGGGATGGCAGCCTGGAGCCTTTGCTGCGCCCGGCATTGGAACTGACGCGTGAGATCAGGCAGGATGTCCAGGTGGCACAGCGCCGGCTGGGAGAGTATCACCAGTTGAGGGAGCAGGATGGCTGGTAGAGGCGGCTCTCCCCTCCACCTGGCTGTACCTGATGGTCTGGCGCCCTCCAGAGCCCATCGGGCGCAGCCATGCGGAGAGGAGGCGGGTACCCGTCCCATGGGCGCGCGTAGGCCATTGAATTCAGTAGTAGAGAAATTCCATTTTTACGGGTTTTGATGGGCATTTGCCCGGGCGGGCGCGGGGTTGCCAGAAAAACAGGGCGCGGGCGAGTGATGGCCGATGTACATAATATTTTATTATGCGACATGGAAGCTATCCACTGGGCAGGTTTGGGGCAGTTTCGGGCCATGTAAGGCAAGAAAATCACGTCACATAATCTTTTACGGGTGGGGAGTCTGCATGGATGACATTGTCGAAAAGATCAAGAGCACGGTGAGGATTGAGCAAGTCATTGAACAGGATGGATATCGTCTGATCAAACGCGGGCGATACTGGCCCTGTGATCAGCATGACAGCCTGGTGGTGGATGTTGCGAACCAGGCATATCACTGGAACAGCCAGGGTGAGCACGGGGATGTCATCAACTGGGTGCAGACCAGGCGCGGGTATGACTTCAAGTCCGCGGTGGAGGATCTCTGCCGGCGGGTGGGGATATCCGCGCCCGACTGGGGGAAGCAGGACAACCAGGTGAGGCTGACCATCCGCGCGAGGGAGGAGGCCTTCGATGTGGCGGGGCGGGTGATGTCCACGTGGCTGGCGGAAAAACCGGAAGCGCTTGAATATGCCAAGGGTAGGGGATGGACCGAGGCTGTTATACGCCAGCACCATCTGGGATATTCGGGGTCGGGCAGTGATGAGGAGAAAAAACAACTTTCAGGGGAGCTGAGCCTGGCAGGTGTGGACCTCAAATCTCCAGCGGCCATCGCCATCCTGGGACTGCAGGGAGGTGTAGAAAAATGGGCGACCGCCCAGGGGCTGAACCTGTCCTCCTACTCCTCCTGGATCGATAACGATCGGATACCAGGAGTTTTCGGGCAGCGGTCTCTGGTTTATTTGCATTACCGAGCCGGGAAGGTCAAGTACATGAGCCTGCGGTCCATCGGGCCAGAAAAACGCCACTACAACATCCCCGAAATTTTGGGTGGAGAGAGACAACCGTTTTTCAATTCGGCCTGGTCTCCTGCTGCTGAATCGGTTGTACTGGTAGAAGGCCAGGCCGACGCCATCAGCCTGGGACAGTGGGAAATCCCCGCGGTGGCTCTGGCGGGGACACATTTATCCCCCGAGCTGGTCTCGTTCATTGCCGGCAGAAAAAAACCTGGTGCCAAAGAAGCCGATCGAGAAGTGACCATTTATCTGGGGATGGACAGCGACCCAGCCGGGCAGAAAAATACCTGGATCAATGCCAAACTACTCGGGCCGATGACCAGGATGGTCAGATGGCCGGGTGATGAGGTAAAGGATGCCAATGATTTACTTAAGCGATTTATTAAGGAAGGGCTGGACCAGGATCAACAGGTAAAAGCGTTGATAAACCTGATGGACAAAAGCAGAACTTTTGTTGAGGAGATCTGCGAGAAGGCGGGCATGGCTGAGGGCGCCGCCAGGGATGAAGCGCTGAAAGATGCTTTCGATATTGTCGTCCTGATGCCAGATTTTGAGAGGGCAACTTACCAGGGAGATCTCTCGCGCTTGATGAAAATCAATCAGCGGGAATTTGGAAGAATTGTAAAGACCCGTCTAAATGAAAATACGAAATCAGAAAGAACGAGTAATACCACTTTCACCCTGGGAGGTGTTATTGATGGCTGGCTGGTTGAGTACATGTTTGATCCAGAGGGTGATAGTTCCAGCCTGGCATGGAGAAACCCCAGCGGTGAAATTGGCGAAGGCCGGACAGTGGAAATCAAAGGGACGGTCTATGAGGCGTTTCCTCCTACCGATACTTTCCGGAATGGGGGAGTACTCTTTCCATCGAAACTGGGGGAACTGAAAAGCACCCGTGAGCTCGTTGCGATCGTGGAGTTGTTCATCAAACGGGCATATTTACTCAACCGGGATCTGGATGCCAAGATCATGGCGTACTATGCGTTGCTCACCTGGTTATATGACTGTTTCAACACGATACCCTATTTGAGGGCCATGGGAGAGGCGGGCGCCGGGAAGAGTGAACTGATGCGGCGGGTGGGGTTGGTCTGTTATCGGTTAATGGTGGCCAATGGAGCTGGTACAGCTGCCAGCCTTTTCCGATCGGTAGAACGTTACAGGGGGACGGTTTTCATCGATGAAGCCGACCTGCAAAAATCGGACGCATCAAACGATATTGTGAAATTCCTGAACCTCGGAGCCATGAAGCACAATCCCATCTGGCGCCTAGAGGAAGTGATCATCGACGGGAAAAAGGATTTTCAGGAACGGATGTATACGACCTTCTGCCCGAAATTGATCGCCATGCGGCGTGATTTTTGGGATGACGCGGTGGGCAGCCGGTCTCTGACATTCAAGATCCAGCCGCGGGAAACCTTTGAACTGCTTAAGTACAAGATCCCCCTGGAAGTAAATAATGATATGCGAGCCCGGGCCCTGGCATTGCGCAATTTACTGCTACGTTGGCGGTTGGAACAATGGCAATCCGAGATCCCGGTGGACCCCACTTACTATGATATTGACATTTCCAGCCGTTTGAACCAGGTCACCGGACCTTTGATGGCAGTGGCCAAGGATGACCCTGAGCTGCAGAAAGAAATGAGGCAGTTCCTGCGTGAATATTATGCCGAGATGGTCCAGCTGAAGAGCATGACCATCAACGCCCGGGTGATTGAGGCCATCTGGCAGATCCACAAATTCCCCGATCTGCACCATGATTTCATATCCTTGTCGGCGGACGGGCAGGAACAAATGACGGTCGGATCCATCACCCTGATCGCCAACCAGATCATCGATCAAATGAATCTCCGGGATCCAGATGATGATGATAGTAAATCGAGCAAGAAGAAAAAGGATGAGTTATCACCCCAGAAAATAGGGCATCTGATCAGGGAAGACCTTCAGCTCCAGGTCAGCGGTCGGACCCGGAATGGATATTACGTTGTCTGGGAAGAGGATCGCATGACAGCTCTGGCAAAACGGTATGGCTTGAGCCTGGATGAGATTGGCCCGATTAATCCGGTAAAAAAGGAAGAGAAGACTTTCAAAAAACCGCTGCAACCAGGTTTGCCGGAGGAAGCGTGAACTGTGAACTGCGTGAGCTTATCCTGCTACTGGGATTTTGTTTTGTCGCCTATCTAAAAACTAACAGGCTGCAAAACAAAGAGTCTGTTCCCAATCCTGTTCACAAGGCTCACAGTTCACGGGAATGGAAAGGGTGGGATGAATTAATGGTGAATATTTATCAATTAACTCATAGAAAAGCCCGCTTTTATGTGCACTTGTGTACTTCTGTGAACATATATAAGGGATTAGGAGAAATTTTGTACTCGAAGGCTATAAGCAACCACTCAGGGCTGTGAACAGGTGGTGAGCTTCCGTGAACAGACCCTCCCGGGAAGTTCACGGAAGCTCACGGAAGGGAAGGGACTGATGGATGACGAAAAGATTTTACAGAATGATCTGGCTTTTGATGGGATCAGACGAATACATGTGATCCGGATGGGCGAGCCGGTGAGAAGCGATCGGTACCTCTCCCTCGTTCCGCCAGCTGCTCTTTCCCTGCTGTCCAGACCGGAATGGGATGAGCCGGATCTGGGCATCTGGCACCTGTTGCTGGCCTGGCGGGCGCGGGAAGTGGTAAGCCTGGCGCAGTTGGGTACGGACGCGGAGGCGGTGATGTGGGGGATCAACCGAGCCAGGCGACAGACCGTGAGAAGGGCCATCGATGAAGCGGCGTGCCATCACCAGGCTGTGTTTGATCAGCTCCCGGATCTGGCGGTTGTTCCAAAACATTTGGAACCACTGGTGATGACAAGATTGGAAGTGATCAATGGGCGCCCGGTCTACACGATGTGCTGGTTGGATAAGGCTGAGGAAAAACATGGGGCGTGGGAAATAACGGTGAAGGCTCGAGCATGGGTACCTGACAACTGCGTGGTGGTGATGAGTCATGGGGATACGGTGATGGAGGAGGTGGACCAATGGATGATTTGAGACCATGGCGGTGCAAAAACGGGCATGTGATGGGGATGAGCGGGAGATCCGCGGCGGGGATCAGGCAGTTGATGGTCTTCAGGCGAGCCATCGATGCCGCAGATCTGGGGGATGCCCCGGATGTAATGGCGGTGGCGGAGGGGATGGTGATGGATGTGCGGTGCGATCTGTGCGGGGAGATGCGCACGTGGGTACCCGGGCAAGAGGCCATTGACCGGCTGATGGCGAGATACAGAGAGGAGGTGGGAGTTGAGCAGAGTGGATGCGGATAAGGTGGAACGCCAGGCAGCACTGGCCAGGAGCTGCCTGGTGGTTGCCATCAAGGTGGGAGTGATTTTCATCATTTGGGCAATCACGGTTTATATAGCATTTTGTTTTTTAGTCTGGAGGTGAGATATGAGTGGAAAAGCGGATGGAAAAACATATGACCTGCGGGTGGCAAGGGAGACTGCCAACGAACTGCTCAGGATCCTACAGCCGGTTGTGCAACAGATCGCCATCGCGGGATCCATCAGGCGTGAGGTCCCCAGGGTACATGATATCGACCTGGTAGCCTGGCCGATCTATGAGGAGGTTGGGCAGATGGACATGCTCGGAGGAGCTGTCCAACTGATGCCCACGCAACTGGTGGAGGAGGTAAAGAAACTCGCGGATATGACCTCCGAAGGGATCAGGATGCGGCCGTTTAAACAGGATCATGTGACCATTATTTTTGAGCGGTACGAGATCCCGGTGGAGATCTACCTGACCAAACCAGATGGCAGCAACTGGGGAGCGCAACTACAGCAGCGGACCGGATCGACGGCTTTTAATGTGCGTCTGGTGATGGAGGCTCACAAACTCGGTCTGCAGTACAGCGCCGGTTATGGGATTTTCGAGGGGGACCGGCGGGTGGATGATGACACCGAGGCGGGCATCCTTCGGCAGATCGGGATCAGCGA